CATCAACACCTATACGCACCTGATTACCTTTAGTGCCTAAAATAATAATACTCATATCATCGCCAATCATTAATCTCTCACCTACTCGTCTTGTTAAAATTAACATTCCTTGTTTCCTTATTTAATTTTGCTTAGATAACTATCAGATACTTTATTTTCTCTACGTTTAATTGTTTTACATGCTTTACATGTATAATAGATTTTACCGTCTACTTTATTTCTACAAATCTGCCCTTCAAAAACTAATTTTCCATGGATTTTACAAATTCTTAAAACCGGTTTAGTCTCTCTATCTTTTTTCTTGGGCCATGTACCTATATTACTTGACATCCTGTCCCCCAAATTATTTATTTAATAAAAGATTTGATTTTATTAATGGCTTTCTCAGCAATACAATAAATGCATTTATGATTTTCACCATGATTCACGCTCTTGACGCAAATATAAATCATCAAACCAATCAAACCTAATAGTATTAAATCTAACATTATAATTCCCCGTTTTTATGTGCTTCTAAAATTGCAAACATCGCACCAACTAATAAACCCCAAATGCCCGCCTCACCCAATAATAAAAAGGTTATGGAAAGCAGACCAATAAAACATCCCGCTTCAAAGCCCATTATATAAGCTCATAAGTAACGGGACGAACATCAAGTATCTTTTTAATCTTTTTTGAACGACTTAAATTAGTTAAAGCTGAATTTATTTGCTTAGGGACATAATATTCTTTGTCTTTACGCTCTAATGCAGCAATTATTTCTAGAACTGATAATTGTTTTTTTAAAGTAAAAAGAGCATAAACTTTACTGCTCATGGTATTACCCTTTAGCTTTCTTCCTTTAAATAAAACTTGAGTTTCAGGCCTTAAGTCAGCAACATTTGTGATGTCGAACAAGTTTGAATTTTCCATTTATTTATCTCCGGTGGTTAAGTTTATTTTCTCTTTCAATGATTCAATTTCTTTTGTCTTAGTATCAATACAACCTTGTAGATAGGCCTGATTCATTAACGCTAAAACATCACTTTCTCTTACAACATTACCAGTACATGTTAAGTGATCTTTTATGTCTGAAAAATTATATTTATTTTCCATCAGCAATACCTCCTAAAAATTTCACTATGAATATTATCAGCAATAGTAAAGTATAAATCCTCATCATCTTCAGAATCAAGATGACACTCTCTAAAAGATTGTGCTACTATTTGTAATCTAGTTTTTAATTCACCATTCATCTTATTAACTTTGTCTTTTGAATAATCAGGCACGTTATATTCGTGAAATAAGTATTTAGTTACTTGCATTTTTTATCTCCTCAACAAGCTTTAAGCAAAGCATATTGTTCAGCATCAATTAAAGCTTGAATACCAAACCATGTGGATTTATTTGCTTTGATAGCAGCGGCCTCATATGATTCATGCTTACTAATAATATCGCCTTGCTGATATGCCCCTATGTCACGATATGCATATACTATATAAACATAACCTTGATTTAATAATTTATTAATATATTTAATATCATATTTATTTTTGTTACTCATTTTAATTTGCCCCTTTTGTATTATTCATTTTTATCTCTCCTTAATGTGCGCTGAATGCATGATAATAACCATTTAATTCGATGAAATAATAATCACCGCCCCATTCTAAGTCGCGAGCAATATATTCATAATCAAAATATTGTTGTGCCCATTGAGGTAACTGTTCAATCATTCCCGTATCTTCTAATAGATTTTCGGCAAATTCTTTTTTTGTCCTAAACTGTCCAGCGTAGTTATCCATTGCTGAAATCGCATCACCTAAATGACCATTAAAATTGTCTAAAACTGCTTGTCCTAATTCGCCGTGTTCTACTAAAAATTCGGCTAACTCTTCATTCATTTGTATTGCTGTATTACTCATTTTTAAAATCTCCTTGTGTTTGTTTACCTGAAATAAATATAGCACTGGCTAACGCCATAGTCAACATTTATTTTGAAAATAATTGATAAAAGAATATTTATTTTAATGTTTTTTAAAAGGGCCATGAGACTGCATGCCCAGCCTCGCGAACCCTAGGTCGCTCGTCTGCTGTAAGTTGTTGATTTTATAATATTACGCTACGCGTATATTAAATAGGTCATAGAAAGTAATTGGGCACACCACCATGGTTTTATATCATGGATTTCATCATTTAATCAACTCATATAAATTAAATTTATGATAACTTGAGATTTTATTTATAGGTACTACTATTTGATAGTTAGATGATGTTTTTAAGCCGCCTCACACAATCCAGTGTGGGGCTATATATATAGGTGTAAATCATGCCATTAAAGAAAGGTAAATCTAAAAAAGCCATAAGCGAGAACATCGCAACTGAAATGCATGCAGGAAAGCCACAAAAACAGGCAATCGCTATTGCAATGAGCGAGGCAGGGATGTCAAAAGGCAAAAAGAAACCAAAAAAGAAAGGTAAGTGAAATGACACTATTAATAGGGTGCGCATTCGTAATTTTATGTAGTGAGTTAATATACTCATATCTATTTAAGGACCAACAATGAAACAGAAAATAATGGAAAAAGTTAAGCAAAAAGCTGCCGGCAAAATGCCCGCAGGTGCTGCCCAAAAGGCACCTAGCAAAATGAAAAAGCCTAAAAAACCTATGGGTTATTGAGACAACTAAGTGGTTAATCTATATGAATGAGTTAAATACACATTTTAAGCCTGCTAAGCGCCATGCCTTGCTTATTTACGATGCTGATATACACCCCCAACAAGCATTTGATATCTTAAGCTCTGGGCTATCTAAAACAGCTTGTGCGGGTGAGCTTGGAATAGCTAAAAAAACATTAAGCGAGTGGGTGGATAAATATCCTGAGTTTGCCAGCGCGGTAAATGAGGGTCTTGCAGCAGGTCAAGCTGCCTGGGAAAGACTGAGTCAAATGCCCAAGCATGAACAATATTGCCCTCGAGCTAATCAATTTGCACTTACTAATATATATAAGGTTAATCCTCCTAAGCCTACGCAAAATCTTGTGGCCCCTGCTAACGATAGAGTTACAGAAATAATGAATGAGTTAGTTGTAAAGGATAATAACTAATGGCCAAATGTCTTACGCCCGACTGCGTTAATCACACCCCTGTGCCACTAACAGTCAAAGGCAAAACATTTGATGTATCTGACTTACAATGGTGTCTTAGATGTATAGCTAAATGGCGCAAGCATGATGATAGTGACTATTGTAGATATAACCACGACACTAATCATATGGGCTATCGAATAGCATTAGGCGACACGGTGAGAGCAAATCCCACGCCGGACGTGTAACATGCTGCACGACTACGGTCTAGATTTAAATGAGTTTGATAATAGAAAAGCTTTGCTGCTGCATGATTACCGCTATTTTCTTCGCACATTTTTTGCTATTAAAAACAACAAGCCATTCACGTGGAGTTATCCACCAGGACGCAAATCACATTTCGATATCATAGCTGATGAACTAACCGATGTATTCAATCTCAAAACCAATAGATTAGTCATCAATGTACCACCGGGCTATGCTAAGTCAACAATGCTTATTTACTTTATTGCTTGGGCATTAGCACGCTATCCTGATTGTAACTTCCTTTATATTGCTTACTCACAAGAGTTGGCAGAGAAACATACGGCAACAATCAAAGATATTATTCAGTTACCAGAATATAAACAGTACTTTGGTGTGGAACTATGTAGCGATAGTAAGGCTAAGGGCAATTTTAAGCTGACTGGCGGTGGTACAGTTAAAAGTTTTGGTAGTTCTGGCTCTATTACTGGACAAGATGCGGGATTACCTCATTGCGATCGCTTCTCTGGTTGTGTTGTTATCGATGATGCACATAAGCCAACCGAGATTCATTCAGATACCATGCGGCAGAGCGTTATTGATAACTATAATCAAACAATAAAGCCTCGTCCTCGTGGTCCTAATGTACCTATTCTATTTATTGGTCAACGATTGCATGAGCAAGATTTAGCTGGATATCTATTATCTGGCGCTGATGGCTATGATTGGAAGTCAGTTGTATTAAAAGCTAGGGATGAGGCAGGTAATGCACTATATCCTGAGGTTCATAACCTAGCATTCTTGGACCGTGAAGAATCTTTTAATATTTACACGTTTCATTCTCAATATCAGCAAGACCCACAGCCCAGTGGTGGCGGTATATTTAAGCCAGAATGGTTACACATACATGATATGGAGCCACCTAACATCGTTAGGACTTTCGTTACGATTGACTCAGCTGAAACAGACAAATCTTACAATGATGCTACAGTATTCAGCTTCTGGGGCCTGCACAAGATTAAATACGGAATGGTTGATACAGGAGTATGGGGTCTACATTGGATTGACTGTAGAGAAATACGCGTTGAACCAAAGGACCTGGAGCCACAGTTTTTTTCCTTTTATATGCAATGCATGGGCCATAGTGTGAAACCTGACACAGTATGCATTGAGAAGAAAAGCACAGGCACCACACTGATATCAACGCTTAAACAAGCTCAAGGTTGGCGAATATTAGAAGTTGAGCGTAATAGGCAGAATGGTCGCTCAGTGAGCAAGATTGATAGATTGCTTGAATGCCAGCCTTATTTAGCCTCTCGCCGAATCTCTTTTACCCGTGGTGCTATGCATCTTGATATGTGTAAAGAACACTTACGCAAGATAACTGCAAATGGCACTCATTCTTTTGATGATATAGCTGACACAATGCAGACAGCTATCCAATGTGCTTTGATAGAAGGTACTTTGCTACCTTATGACAATCAGAAAGAAAATGAAGTCATGGACGCCTTAGCGCAATCCTTTAGCCACACCCAACAAATGCGAGCAAACCGATGACCATCGCTAAAAAACATAGTGAACAACTTAAACGAATCAAAGAAAATGTGAGCAATTCTTACAATTCTCAGCGTCATAATCGTGACAGATTCAATGAGTTTCGTAGATTTGTATTTGTTACCACGCTTAATGATAATGATTTGTCATATCTAAAGACTGTGCAAAAACCGCAATTAGAGTTCAATACATTAGAGGCTTATGTGAGCCGTTTAGTAGGTGAGTTCACTAAGCATGATATTGGCATTCTAGCTGTAGGCAAAGACAATGTTCCTGTTGATACGCAACAAGTGAATGCTATTGAAGGTTTGATACGTAACTGTTTCTACGAAGCTGAAGAGCAGAGCATGCAGCGTGAGTTATTTAAGGATTGCTTAACTGGTGGTTATAGTTGCATGAAAGTGTACACGGATTATGAGCACGATCGCAGCATGCAATTAAAGATATTTAGTCGGCGTGTCTATGACCCAACAATGATAGGGTTTGACCCATTGGCTATCGAAGCAGACAAAGGCGATGGCGAATATTTCTTTGAGTTAATACCTATGCGCAAAGAAGTATTCGAGCAAGAACACCCTGAAATTAGCACCAAGAATATAAAGTTTAAGCGCGCATTAGAAGACATTGATACTTCAAATAACTTTGGTCCATTCAATTGGAGCTATGAGACTAAAACCGAAAAGGTCTTATTATTATGTGATTATTACGAGAAAAAGCATAAGAAAGGAACGCTTGTAGAGTTATCTACAGGCGAAATAATGATGAAAGATGAATATAATAAATTCGTCAAAGACTGGGAATTAATGGGCATTAATGAACAGGTACCCGCTATTGTCCGTGAACGTCCTACAACTGTGACCACTATTGAGCGCTATAAAGTAATCGAAACCGAAGTATTAAGCCATGAAAAGACTGAATTATTAAGTTTCCCTTATGTGTTCATTGAAGGTAGCGGTATGATGGTCAAAGATAATAATAGTCATGGAGCACGTTACTTCACAAGGCCTTATGTCTTTAATGCAATAGGCGCACAGAAATTAAAGAACTTTGCTGGTCAATCTCTTGCAAATGAAATAGAAAATATGGTGATGCACAAATTTATAGTCGCCAAAGATTCAATACCGCCCGCTTATAAAGATGCTTATATTAATGTTCAACAAGCTAGTGTGTTGGTATTTAATGCATTTAAAAACGATAATCCCGATATTCCATTACCACCACCACGCGAAGTACAAAGACCACCGATACCGCCAGAGTTATTACAAACATTTGATATGTGCGACCAGTTAACACAAGTTATATTAGGTAATCATGATAGCTCTATTGCTAAGATGACTGAGCGTCAATCTTCTGGTATTGCTATTCAGACAGCGGTTTCTTTAAGTAATTCGGCTGCTATGCCTTTTGTTGATAACTTTATATCTGGCATACGCTCATGGGCACATAAGGTTGTAGAGCTTGGGCCGCTGGTGCATGGTGAAGAAGATCGTGTTCATTCTATGGCTATAACGAATGGTCGCGGCAAGCGTGAGTATGTTGATGTTGGCGCCGGTGGTGTATCGATGGATTACGATCCGAGAAATCTCGACGTTAAGATTACTGCAGGTGCCAGCTTTAACATGGAACAAGAGAAAGCTCTTCAATATATTAAAGAACTTATGTCTATCTCTCCTGAAATCAATGAGTTTGTTAATACTAATGGTTTAGACCTATTGTTAGATAACATCCAAATGCGTGGCATAGATGAATTCAAAGAGCGGGCAGAGCAATTTATGCAGCAAAAAGCGGAAGCTATGCAACAACAAGCTGCACAAGGTGGACCTCCTAATATTGACCAAATGAAGATTGATAGCGCTAATGCAAAAGTTGCTCAAGATACTGAAATAGCATATGCTAAGCTGGCTACAGAAGAGCGTAAAAACCGCACCGAAACCTTATTAGAGCTAGCTAAGATTGGTGTAGACAAAGACCAACAAAGAATAGAAAAAGCTAAATTATTAGCTGAAATGAATCTAGCTGGCTTTGATGTTGCGCTGAAACTAGATGAATCACAGCAAGCCAAAGTGCGTGATTATATTGAGACTCAGTTTAAAGCTGGTGCAGCTGAACAAGAGCGCATTGATAGTGAATTTGCACGGACTACAAAGGAGATAGCGAAAAATGAAGATTAGAGGTCAAATCCAAAGAAGCGCTGAGATTTCAAGACTACAAAATTTAGTGTCTACCTTAAGCCCAGAAAAGGGAAAGCACCCAAGATTTAAGATATTATTTGATAAAGCATGCGCCAAACTTAAAAAGTTATTAAAAAGGCATAATAGAAAAGAAACGCGTCGTAGCTTAATAAGAAATCAAAAATGAAATTGATTAGATATAAAGATTTTGTACAGCTTGATGATTCAGTTGAATTACCAATAAATCCAGGGTGCTTTCTTGAATATTTTGAAGATAGCACGCCACCTGAATTTGAGAAAATATTTCAAGAAAATTATTGGGATTTATTGGCATGAAGCGCCAAATTCCTAATCGCTTCGGATATAAAATCATTCAAACTCTAGCTGATGATAGAAAATCAAGAAAGATGATTAACTTTATTGAGGAATGGGATAAGATTGAGCATC